AATTAACTATTCTACAAGGTCAACAACCTAACGAAGACGGAACATTTACAACGACGTTACCAAAATCTCAAACAACTGTTAAGTTAAAACCAATGACTTACGGTGAAATCTTAGAAAATCAAAGAGCTGCGGATTCATATCCTGCGGGAAGAGTAGTTCCTAAAGTTACTTTGAGATTACAAAAAGAAATTATTGAGACAAACGGGTCTACCGATAAAGGCGAAATCGCCAAATTTATAGAATCAATGCCAATTGCGGATTCAAAATTCATAAGAAAATTTATGGAAGATAATGAACCAAGGTTGGATATGAAACGAATTGTTATGACCCCATCAGGAGAAAGACTTACAGTTAATGTAGGTTTCGGGGTCGACTTTTTTCGTCCTTTCTTCTGATTATAGAAAAAGTCAGTTAGACGAGTTCTACTACTTAAACACATTATTAAAGATAAGTTATCAAGATTTTTTAATAATGCCGTTGTTCACAAGAAAGTATCTTTTAGATAAATGGATTGAAGATAATAAAAAGGACTGAAAACTCAGTCCTTTTGTATTTATATAGTAACAAGTACAAAACAATATGGCAGATACTAACAACCAGAATTCGGGTCAAATGGGTGAAGAATTAAAAAACGCGGTAAAATTACCTAACGCTCAAGAATTTGCAGAAACATTTGAGAGAGTAAGTTCCGTAGCTCGTGAGGTCAATAATTTATTTGGTCAAAGTAGACAAAGGATTGTTGAATTAAAAACCGAACTTGTTGATTCATTACCAGGTATTGCGCGATTAGGTGGTAATCTTGGGGATGTTGGAGAATCAATTCAACAAATTGCGTTAGCCTCAAGAAGAAATGTTGTAGAAAATGCTGAAGACGTTGAAAAACTTTTTGCAGCTTCTAAAGTATTAGGAGCCAGTGTTGGTGAAATTTCAGAGGCCTTTTTAAATGTTGGTGTTGGTATTGAACAAGTAGGTAAACAATTAGAAGATTCTGTCAACTATGTTAGAAGTATTGGTGGTAATACTAAACAAGTAATGGATAGTGTTAGGGCCAATATGGACCAAATGAACAGATACCAATTTGAAGGTGGAGTTCAAGGACTTACAAAAATGGCTGCTCAAGCCTCTATGTTAAGATTTGACATGGGAGAGACATTTAGGTTAGCCGACAAAGTATTAACTCCTGAAGGAGCAATTGAAACAGCTGCGGCATTCCAAAGACTAGGAGTATCTGCAGGGGCGTTAGCCGACCCGTTTGCACTAATGAATCAATCTATTAATGACCCACAAGGTCTACAAGATAGTTTGGTTGACGTTGCAAAACAATTTAGTTACTTCGACGAAAAAACAAAAACTTTCAAAATCAATCCACAAGGTGTTTTAACTCTTAGAGAGATGGAACAACAAACAGGAGTGAGTGCAAAAGAAATGAGTAAACTTGCGGTTGCGGCGGCTGAGGCAGATAAAAGAATTTCAGCAATCGGTTCTGCAGGATTAAACATTAAAGAAGAAGACAAACAATACGTTGCCAACATTGCTAGAATGGGTGAAGGTGGTGAATATGAAGTTAAGATTAATGATGATGAGACTAAAAAATTATCTGAACTTACACAAGAAGAATTTGACAAGTTAATAAAAGAACAGAAAGACGGCCCTAAAACTATGGAAGAGATTGCAAAATCTCAAATGTCAATCTCTGAAGATATTAAAGGTAATGTTAATGCGATTAGAGCTGCCGTTGTTGGTGGGGCTGTAACTCAAAAAGATTTTTTAAGAGGTTCGGAATCGGTTAGAAGTATATCGTCGGACTTTACGGGAGCGGCTTCGAGAAACTTTAGTTCTCCTGAAAAAGTTAGAAGTACTCTAACAGAATCGATGGGTGATATAAAAGAATTATTTAATGATATAAAAAATAAAGATGTTAAAACTACCGATGCATTATCAAATTATTTTACAAAATTAGGTACCCAAGGAATTAAACTTGAAGAAGGGTTTAAACAAGGTATTGTTAAAAGTTTAGAAGAAACTCGTAGTAAACTTGGGGATAAAACATCGATTGATGGAGTTGCTAAAGAATTTTTAGATAAGATGTTAGGTGGTGTAAAATCTGAACAAATCAAAGGTGTTAAAGATGGTAATAAACCAATATCATCTTTAATTGAGGGTAACAAAAGTACCGAAGTAAAAGAAACTATGACAAATAGTGGTGCGTTTGGAGGAGGTTCTTCAAAAGTTAATGTTGAGGGAGGGCTTAAAGTTGAAGTGAATTTTAGTAATTTACCATCAAATTTATCACCAGGACAGAGAGAAGAAATGACAAAAGCCTTTATTGAACTATTCAATAGTACTCAAGCACAACAAATTATGGCTAATGCTGGTACAAAAGATAATCCAACAAAAGCCCCTACAGGAAAAGTGTTAGGTAGATAAACAAAAAATAGTCCTTAACCTATTTATTAATTAAAGATATTAATGGGGAGTCCTTTAGATTTTATTAGCTCGGATGGTTTTAGAAAAAAACTTATAACAAGGAACTTAACGCCTTATGCAAAGTCTCCTAGCCGACCTACGCTTCCTATTGATACAGAATATGTTCAATCAGACACATCAGTACAAGATAGTCCTGACCAATTAATTGATACTCCAACATTTGCAAATCAACTATACCCTTTAAACCAATATGGTAATGAAGGTGGTTACGAACAAGTTCCTGACCCAGGAGCGTTGTTAAATACTAAATCAAACGAAGGTGAGTATGGATTTCAAGACGCTAATATTGTAGACCAAGCCTTAATTGAATCTCAAAGATGGAAACCTCTTAACGTATTTTCTAACGGTAATCAATTACCATTAGACAGTGCTCCATTTTTTGATTCTTTAGGTAGACCACAAACAACTAATACATCAAACAACCAACCGTACCCAACAACGTTTGTACCGTCAACATATTCTCCACTATCAATTTTACTTTCAAGTGACCCAGGAGGAAGTAATGGTTTATTGAGTCAAGATTCGTTTATAGCTAAATTAGCTGCAGAAACACTTAGAAGAGAGTTTGAGGCAAGAATTGCTGCTCAGATTAGACAAGACACTATTGACAGGGCTAACATTTTAAACATTAATAGTGGGACTGACATAGTTAACATTTTGTCAGGTGTAGTTCCGTTAATTGAGCCAAACTATACAATTACTGTCACAGCAAACCCAATACTTGCGGCAGCCAACTTTGCATTAAGATTAGGTGGAAGTATCTTACCTGTATCTCCAATACCTGGTTCATACTTTGACCCAAATGTTAACCCAGGTCCACAGACCACAATACAACAAATGTCTAGTGCATTTATACGTAGTGGTGTTGGAAAATTCTTTAATAGACTTATGGGTGGTGGAGACACTGGTTCTCAAATCATGTTTAATAACATGGGTGGAGGACAAAGGTCAAGACTATTCAAAAACATTGACTACAACAGATACAAACCAAACTACCCAAGAACGTTTATTGATAGAGCGGCTGGTGTATTAACAGGTACTCAATCTGACAATAGTAATTTTTATATAGGTAGCTCAACTTCTAACCCATCACAAGTTTTTTCACCAACTGGTGAGGTACCTGTAAATGCTTATGGTATTGAACAACAGTCACCTGTTTATGGTCCATCAGAGTTAGCCCAACTTTATGAAGGACCAAGTAAGGATATTAGATTAGGTGCAAACGGACCTACATATTCTAATGGTGGTGGTATTGAAGGTGGATTCACATGGGTATCACCAAAATACAAAGGTAATGCTGGTAAGAAAGTTGGACTTGGTGGAGAAGTTACAAATCAAGACGAAGACTTTAAACCTTCATCATACAATACAACCGAGTCAACTGAAAGAACTTTTAAACAAGGTTCAATCTTAGACCAAACACAAAGAATTATTGATAGCCAACCTCAGGGTGGTAAAAGATTACAACACGTTGGTAATGCGATTGACCAAGTGAGTAAAGTATTCCATGATGGATATAAAGAAATGACTAAGGGTTCAAGAGTTTATAGATACGAAGGAGCCATTGGACAAGAAGTTGGTACTGAATATTGTAGAGTATTTGCTAAAGACGTACCTTACTTACAATACAACGACCTTCAAAAGGTTGATGGGGTAACGACTAGTGGTAGAAGATTTGCGGATTCGGTATTCGATAACACATATAATCTTAACATTGCACCTAACAAAATGGAAGGTGGGCAATCCTCAACTAACCTAATTAACGGTGGACCAGGGGGACAAGGATATGCCAAAAAGTATATGTTCTCATTAGAGAACTTAGCGTGGAGAACATCAACTACTCCAGGGTTCTCTGTATCGGATTTGGCGGTGTGTGAGAGAGGTCCAAATGGCGGTAGAGTAATGTGGTTCGCTCCTTACGGATTGACCTTCAGTGAGAGTGTATCGACCTCGTGGAACCAATCAGACTTCTTGGGTAGACCCGAACCAATCTATACATACAAAAATACTTCAAGGACAGGTTCATTATCGTGGAAAATCGTAGTTGACCATCCATCGGTATTAAATGTTATTGTTGATAAGGTATTGGGTAACGAAACAAATAGAGTTAGAATTGATAGTATTATTGATTCGTTCTTTGCGGGTTGTAGAAAATACGACTTGTATGAACTTGCCAAGAAATATTATACAATAAAGCCAGGTGAGTTGTCTTACTTACAAGAAGTCATTTCTTCCAAAGATATGACTAAGGAAGAGTTAATTTTTGCTAAACAAACAATTCAGACAGGTAAGGATGCTCCAACAGCGGGAGCAACTACTACCTCACAATCAACTTTAAACTCTGAAGATTTTTTTAAAAAGTATGTTCAGAAAGGTGGTTATTTTAGTAACGATTATCCAAAACCTAAAACAAGCCCAAACTATAGTGAAATGTATACGGAGTATCTTGGCGAAAAACCAAAATATGTTTCTAAAGGGACTCAACTAGGAACGTTTTTTAACTCGGTGGTAACACCAAATTATGACACTTTAAAAGAATTGACTGTGGAATTAGATAAACAATTAACTCAGTATCCGACAGGTAACATTACAATGGTAATTGACTCAAGTTGTTCTGCGCCTGCAACAAAGGCGTATAATGTGGAGTTATCTAAAAGAAGAATTGAATCGGTAATTAAGTTTTTTAATCAAACAGAATCACTTAAAAAATATATTACGGCTCAAAGACTAATTCTTAAAACAGGAACCGCCGCTGGTGAAAACGCTCAAGTACAACAATTTGATAGTGAAAAAGGTGTATATATTGATGGAAAAACAGTTAGTTGTACGGATGGAGACCCTAACGCTGCTGGCGGTGACACACAAGCGCCTTCTAAAGATATTTACACAACTACTGCCATGGCTTGTAGGAGAGCTTATATCTCTTCAATTACAGGGACACTAACAGCACCAATACCAACTCCACCACCTGAAACTCAAGAAGTCTTAGTTGGAAACGTGGTAACAAGTACAGTAAAAGTGCCTGTTGTAGAACAAGTTAGAAAAGAAAGAAATAACGTAACTAAAAGAGTGTTAAGGTCTTTATTGTCGGAGTGTGATTACTTTGAAACAATCAAAGCGGAAACTCCTATGGTTTATGACAACTTAAAAGATAAGTTGAAATTTTTCCAACCAGCCTTCCATTCAACAACACCTGAAGGATTAAACTCTCGTCTTACATTCTTACAACAATGTATGAGACCTGGTGATACAATACCTACAGTAAAACAAAATACGCCACAAAGTAAACCAACATTGGAATACAACAATGCGATTAACACCGCGTTTGGTGCACCTCCTGTGTTAGTATTAAGAATTGGGGATTTTTATAATACAAAAATCATCCCAACCTCATTATCTCTTCAATACGAACAATTAGATATCAATCCTGAAGGTATTGGTATCCAACCTATGATTGCTAACGTAACAATGGCATTCAACTTTGTTGGAGGTAGTGGGTTAAAAGAATCTGTTGACAAGTTACAAAATGCGTTAACATTCAATTATTATGCAAATACTGAAATGTATGATGACAGGTCAGATGTTACCGCTCAAGAAGATTTCTTAAAAATACTTGATAGTGAATTCTTAAAACAAGATTCGTTACTTAGTCCTCCAACTTTAAATCAGGCGACTCCAAATGCAGGCCAGAATAATAATTCAACTGTAGGTACCATTATAACTAATGTTATTAATGACCAAGGAGAAACAGGTACATTAAGTTATTCGGATTTTATGGTTCAAGTGGTTAACGATACACAAACATATTTTACAACAGTTGTTAATAAAACTAAAGAAAGTGTTAATCAATATAATAATGCGGTTCGTCAACAATGGATGATAGAACGTTCATATACTCAAGGTAATTTATCTGTTGCAGACCCTGCGGTTGTTTTATTTGGTAAGCCAAGTAATATTGAAAAACGCTTTGATGGAATATTCTCTGATTTTGAAAAAGATATTAATAATGGAGGTGACCCATTCATAGAGTTTATTAATTTAAAAAATAAAAATTTTTCTCAAAAGTTAATTCGTACTGTTAAACAGAATTACTTTAATTTTGTTAAGAACAAAAGAAGTTCGTTTCAAAATGCAATATCAAAAATTACTCAAGAACTAACAACTGCGGAACAAGGTTACTTACAAACATTAGGTAAAGTAAATCTAATCACCTTTGAAGGTGTTACAGATAAAGGTACTGATGGATACCAAGGTAAGACAGGAAACGTTAGGGTATATGTTACAACTGGAACTAATAAAGTGTCAACAAATTCAAAGGCCGCGGACACGTTCTTAGAATTACAAGATGATATTAAAAAAATTCAAACAAATATTGGTGAATTTAATACCGCTATATGGAGCAATAGTAGTTTTAGTTATGGGAAAAGTAATTACACAGGTAATTTAGTTTTTGAAACTGCGACAAATGGTAAGGCAATAACTAAAGAGGTTACTATTGAGAATGTATTCGTACCTTTTAGTACAAACACATTGATTGTAGACAACAAGGCATTTAAGAGACAATATATGATAGTTTCTGAAGATGTTTTAGACGAAAAAAAATATCAAACATTCAAAGACGCGTTAATTAGTAATGTTCAGGGTAATAAAACTTTAATTGGTGATGGTGCTGATAATATTGATTCTGTGTTCGATGCTTATTGGATAAGCCAAGCCAAACCAGTGTTTGCGGAAGAAAACAGTATAACTAAAGCTTTTATTGACAATTTAGAAAAAACTAAATTAAAAGACTTTTTAAAGTATACACCTTTTGATAAGAAGGAAAGAGTACTTACTTATACGATTGAAAATGGTGCGAGTAATGATAAGAAGAAGGCACAAGAAAATATGATTAAAGGTTTGGGTGCAACAACTAATTCAAACACAAATAATAACACTTGGAATAACGAAAACGGAGCAACAGGTGCATACACATCAAAAGCAAAATTAAATTAATGGCATTTCAATATTGGAACCGATATAGTGATTTTTTAATAAACGGAGAACAGACCGTTGTTCCTTACGTGCCCATTCCTCAAAAACCAACTGACAAAGCTTACATATATAAAGTAGCTCAGAGTAGGTTAGATAAGGTATCACAAGAGTATTATAATTCACCTTACTTTAATTGGTTAATACTTCAGGCGAATCCTCAGTTCGGTGGTCTTGAAAACAATATATATGACGGTGCTATATTGATTATTCCTTTCCCATTACTACCATCTCTACAGGATTATAAAGCGGCGTTAGAAAATCATTTTTATTATTATGGTAGGTAATTTAGGACCAGACAACAGTGGGAGAGTTTATGTAGAGTTTGATTACAATAATCTTATTGTGGTTGACCCTAACAAAACCATTGACGCTTTAGGAAATATTAGAGAAAGATTAGTTGACCATGAAAATTTGGTCATGTATGCTAATCTTGAGGCAGAAGTATTACCAAGAACAAAATTAGCGGTTGGTATTAGTCCTGAGGATAGTGGGTTAAGAACCATTTCAGTTGCTAAAATGAATTTCCTAAAACCAAGTAAGAACAACTTCTTAGGGACAGGTTATTATGATGAGTTAACAGGAAAAAATACTACAAAGTTTGACGGTACTAATCAGCCTGCAGAACTTGGACAACAAACAGCCGCGGGTTCAAAACCATATATTCTAAACACGGTAGCCAATGAATTAAATGTTATGGACAATGGGTTATTAGGTATAACTCAAATTAATATAACAACAAATACTTCATTTATTCCATCTGTTGAAATGCAGTTGGAAGACGTACAAGGTAAAGCCTTGTTTCAATTAGGTAATAATTCACCATACTCCGCTTTCTTTAATTTACCATACCCACCGTTCTACCTTACACTTAAAGGATTTTATGGGCAAGCGGTTAGGTATCAATTAAATTTGGAAAAATTCCACGCAACTTTCAACTCGTTTAGTGGTAACTACCAAGTTAGATTAACGTTTAAAGGATACAAGTTCAACATATTGAATGAAGTTGCAATGGGTCACCTGTTGGCAACACCACACATGTACTCCCAAAGATTTAATTTTGGTGCGACACCCGTTACACCACAACAAAGTAATAAGTCAACTGAATCACAATCTAAAACTCAAGGGGCTATTGGTTCTAATAATCCAAATAGTAGTGACGCAGTTGTTACTGAATTGGTTACTGAGAGAGGGTATCAAAAAATAGTTGAAGTTTATAGTGAGTATAAAGCAAAAGGATTAATACCTGCTGATTTACCTGAATTAACATTAGCCCAATTAATGGTTAAGTTAGATAATTTTGAAAAACAAATTATGGACTCTTTCCCTAAAACGGATGTGGAGTCTTTAACTAACATTAGAAACTATAAAGGAATTTTAACACAATACTTCACAAACGTTAGAGGACCTTCAAACAGCTCTTGGTTCGCAACTTATTTAAACCCACAACCACTTATTTTATTTGGTGGTGACAAAGTTTATGCGTTTAAAAACCTAGACCAAGGAGCTAAAGATACTGCGTTTTCTTTATTACAAGGGAATATTAAAAAATATAACGATGCCTTAGCCGCAAATCCTACAGTAGGTACCACGGGTAAAACACCAATCCCAAATCCAATTAAGTATGAGATGATTCTGAAGGACAATACTGCTGAGTCACAAATCGATTGGGTTACAACTACAACTGCTCAAACAGGATTCCCAAATCCTACGAGAGAACAGATTGAAAGAGTGATTTCACAATATGGTGGATTTACTAAAAGTATAAATGAGATAATTACTAACGGTAAAAAAAGTTACCTTGAAATTAAAGAAAAGTATTTTATTTTTGAAGGTAACGGAAGATTTGATTCGACCATTTCATCTTTAGAAACTCAAGCAAATAAAAAGTTATCGGAATATGAATCTAAAATAACTGCCGACTTATTAAAAAAGATTGAAGATAAAGACACTGGTCTTGGGTTTAATCCTACGGTTAGAAATATGATTGCGGTTATTATGGCATCCGCAGAAGCCTTTATTAGATTGTTAGACGATGTACACACCAATGCTTGGAATGTGAAGTACGACCCCGTAAGAAAGAGCGCAATTTTAGATAATCCATCATCAGCACCTAGTAGTGAAACAAGAGACCATGTAGTTTATCGTGAAGGTTCTTTGTTGGGAAATACTGCGGCAGAAAATTCTCAGATTCCTGTTTACCCTTGGCCTCAATATTTTGTTGAAACACCTGACGATAAGAAAGGTAGGTTCCAATTAAAATATATCGGAGACCCATCTGAAGTTGATAGAACACAAGGTGGTAATTATTCCAAATGGCCTGAGGTAGAATTTGTGGAAGAGTATATGAAAGGACTTACTCAAAAATTTCAAAATCCTATAGCTCAACAACCATTAGACAACCAAAGAGATACCAATGTTATTAATATAAATGCAATTGAGTTTCCATCTGCGGGTATTGCATATGCTAATAAAGAAGAGGTTAAGTTTTTCTATGAAATATGGGAAAGACAATTTTTAACATCTCACTATTCGGGATTAGTTAGAGCCAATTCAAATCAGATTAATGATTTAATTAAACTTAATATTGAGACAGAGGTTAATAATATTAAAGACGGGTTAGGTGTTAGTTCACCATATATTACATTCAAGTTAAAAAACTACGGATTAAATGCAACTAACTATCCAACGTTTTTAAATAATATCTCAAACATGGGGACAGGTAAGTCCTATCAAGATTACATTAGAGACTTCTATGTAACTCCATACATTAAGAGTTTAACTGAAAATTCATTCAGTATTTTGAAGACTAGTGATATTGGTAAGATACCTCAAGTAACAACATCATCAGACGCTCTTAGAGCTTTAATAACTAATGCATCTAACGAACCGTTAGTTGTTGATACGTTACCATATACCGATGCAACGTGGTGTATTAATAATTTAAACCAATCCCAAAGTGCGGTAGGTAACCAAGTTTACGACACTAAAAAAAGTTTAACTATTTTTGAACCAAGAAAGATTATAGCTAATTTTAATGATGTAAACAACTATAAAATTAACAGACCTGTTACAGATTTTTCATATTTACAATCAAAAAACCCAAGTATTGTTGCTGCAATTTCAGGTGTATTTACAGGACAAATTCCTGGTTTACAAGGGTTTTATTCAAGAAGAACACCAGATAATTTTGTTGCGACAGAAGGGTATTGTGATGTTGTAACCCCAACAGGATTCTTAGGACCAAGAACAACTACTTCAATGTTAAACACTCCTTACTTTATCAATGCGATTCAGATTGGGGTAGATAACTTTAAAAAGAAAGATAACTATCCATACGTTCAAGCTGCTTACCTATTTCTTAATTCATTACCTCTTGCAACATTAAGAGAAAAATATAAGACCATTTCAAATGACGTTCCGACTGATTTAGATTACATTGCGTCTACATTTAAAAAGTTTGGTGCAATTCATAAAATACCATACGCTTGGATTTTGAAATACGGTTCTATATGGCACAGATATAAGAAATATAAAGAGAGTGGAGTGGATATTCTAACAAATGTTTGGAAAGACTTTAACTACACAACAAACTATAACCCAATAACTAATCAAACAACAACACCGTATACTTTCAAATATGGAGATGTTGATAGAAACGTTGTATTACAAAGCGAAACAACAACTGACGTTAATATGCAAGTTGGATTTTATCCTAAACTGATTAACGATTTTAATATTTTTTATAATGGATATGACTTATATAGTGGATATACAAATACTGAGATTCAAGACAGTGTGAATGGTGGTATGAAAATGTATAACTTTTTAGAGTCAAACATCAATAGTGCCAAACAAGGAGATAAGAACTTAAGATTAAATACTTGGTCAATATTATTACCCGATTTAACTCCTGAAGCGGACGTTGATTGTAATCCTAAAAATAATACAAAGAGTTCTGAGTACTTTGTGGTACCATCTTTTGGAACACCGTTTAACCAAACGGTAGGTTCTTGTTTAACAGGAGCAACAACATCACCTGGAGCTAAAGTATCACTTAGTTCAAATAGTAGTGTATTTAATGGTTCTGTAAGATGTTTATGGTCGGCTCCAAACTACGGATATTTTGATAGTACACAAATTGCGTACCCAAGCCCTGAATCATATTTAACTTTAATTAATACAGGTAAAGAACAAAGTCCCGTTCATTTTTTAAATGCCATATCAACAACCCCAATTAATTGTGGTGAAGGTAGAACTACGGCAAAACATAGTTATACCGATTGTTGTGGTAATCAACAAGAAGGTACCGAAGTGGGAAAATTGGTTACTATGGATTATACTAAACCATCAAATGGTATTACTAAGTTATCTAATAATGTTTCAGTTTCTTGTCCAAATCAATACTCTAAAATTGAAGAGACATTCTCTGTATTTGAAAAAAGAATATTAGACACCTTTGAACAAGAGTTCTTAAACTTCTGTAAACCAATTACTGATAATCAAAATAGTAATGAAACGGTAACTTATGGACAAAGTCCTGTTAATAACACAAGTAACTTTAGAAACTTCCAATCATTATTTAAGACTTTGATGATAGTGCCTGCACAGGCCGAAGGAGTTAGTGAAAAAACTTATTTTGAAACTACAATCGATAAACAATATCAATCATTCCAAACAGGGATTCAATCCTTTATGGAATATGATATCTTATTGAGATACGGAAATCCTTCAAATTATAACCGAAGAATTTTTGACTCTTATATTTCTTTTAATGGACCCGCGGTTGTTACAGACCCAATAACTTTTAACCCATACGTGAAAGGTAGTTTACCAACTAAAGGAGGAGGAGTTACGTTAACACAATCTAAATTAGCAAACCCAAAAGCGTGGTTAGCTTTAGAAACTGAGGTAGGATTCTCAACAATACCAAATGTCATATATACTTCAAATGGTTCATACATTACCGATTTCTTTGTCGATAACAATATTGAATTTACCGAACAGAATGTTGTTTTGTTATCTCAAATCATTAAGATGTATGCAACACAAAAGGTTAAATTACCAACAATTAGTGTCTCACAATTTAAGAACCAAATAACACAATACCTTGGAGTTGAAACTGAGTTGCAAAACAATTTCTTAAACGGAGTTCTAACGGGGTTAAACAAAGCACTTCCATCACAACAACAAGTACCTCAACAAACAATTCAAAGTTCAATAACAGGAGAACAAAGTAAAGTTGAGAACTATGAAGTCTTTAAAGCGTTAAACGATAAGTGGATTTCGGGTGGGGACTATACCAACAAAACTTTATTTGAAGATATAATGTTCTTAGACCGAGCGTCAAGAAACATCGGAGACACAATATTGATTGATATCTTTGACTTAAAAAATATGTTTAATGAAAAGTCATTGAATCAAGCGATGAGTGTTTATACGTTCATTAGTGGTATTCTTATTAAGAATAACTTTAATGTGATGAATTTACCTGCTTATGTTAATTTTTATAATGTACAAGATGTTGATGGTACAACAATACCAAAAGCCGAAGGTTCATTAGATTTTGCCGACAGTTTATGGGGAACTTATTTAGATGTTGATTATAGAAAATCAGGACCTAAAATGGTTTGTTTTTATGCGGGTAAACCATCTCAATATTTGGACTTACCAAAAGGTAATTTTAAATTTAGAGACGATGGATTTGAAATGAGAAGAGCGTCTGAGAATCCTCTATTGGAAAACCAACAGGGTAAAAAAGATTGGGCAGTTTCTAACAAGTGTGTTGGATTTACTGTGGACCTTGGTATTAGAAGTCAAAATGTTTTCTTTTCATTCTCAGTATCACAAGACAATGGTACTGCGACATCTGAGTCAATTAACACTCAGTTGAATATGGTTGACCAAGCATCAGGTAGACAAACCGCTACACAAAATAATAGTTTATATAACCTATACAAACAAAGAAGCTATAAATGTTCAGTTGTGTCATTAGGTAACGCTTTAATACAGCCAACAATGTATTTCAACCTTAGACACGTACCAATGTTTAATGGACCGTATATGATTCAGGATGTTCAACATTCAATTCAAGCGGGTAACTTCCAAACAACATTTACAGGTGTTAGACAAGGGGTATTTGATTTACCTGCAATAGATAGTTTCCTACAGAGTATTAACCAAAACCTTATAACTAAATTAGAAGAACTTCTTAAAGTTAATAAAGATAGTGTTACGGTTTCAGGAACAACTAACACCGTTAAAAGTACAACACTACCTCAAAAGGCTGACAATACTCTTGATACTCCAAACGCATGTAAAAGTAATGTACTTAAAACTTTTGCGGATGCAGGATTTGGAGATGGAGTTGCGGCAACTTTAACAGAATTTACACCACAACAATTAGCTAACGCATTACTTACTGAAATCCCTAACAATAAAGAGCTACAAATAATCATATATTGTTTATCATATATGAGAAGTTTCCAAAAAAGTTCTACCAGTGGATTAGGGGCGTTTAATAGTTGGAATAATAACTTGGCAACAATTTCGTTAAATACAGATTGGGGTGGTCTTAACTCTACTTTGGAAAAAAGATACAGTTGTGTTAAATCTAAATCAAACGCCTCATCATCACAATCTTTACCGATAGTCCATTTCACAACTATTGGGAACTACGTGAGATTTATGTCAAATAGATTAAGAGAAAGAGTACCTCAAATATTGGAAATTGGTTTAGCCAAATACTATGTTTGTTATTGGCCAGACTCTAACATATCTTCAGAATATTATGATTCTCACACATCAGAATTCAAACAAACTAAAGACACTTTATATGAGGCAATAAATTCAGCGGTTAAAGTTGGACTATCAAGTCTTGATAACTCAAAAGACTTGAAAGCGACTATTAAAGTAACTGAAATTAAAGGAACAAGTGGAACTTCAGGAACAAGTGGAACTTCAGGAACAAGTGGAACTTCAGGAACTAGCGGTACATCAGGAACAAGTGGAACATCGGCATTAGACTTAACTTGTCCACCACCAGCACTTAAATCATTTACACCAACTGCGGGTTATACAGGTACTATTGTACAAGTTAATGGTAGTAACTTGTCAACGGCTAGTGAGGTTAAAATTGCGGGTGTTGTGGTACCTAAGAAAGATGTTACTGTGTTTAGTGATAGTATGATACGTTTCATAGTACCTAAAGTATTCACAGGTGAAGTTAATCTTAATGGAAGAATTGAGGTTAAAACTGACCACGGTTCATTTACAGGGTCTACGTTATTCAATTATAACCCTGCATTGAACGGTGTTGCTAGTTTAACACCAGGAGGGTCTATAGATACAACTGTAACACAAACGTCATCATCAACACCAAGTCCAAATAATTTAACGGGAACAAACCCTAACCCACAAGATAAGAAACCAATAACACTTATCGAAACGGTTAATACTAAGACATCAAATGGTAGTACAGATACATTAACGGTTCGAGTTAATCCTGCAGCAGGGGCATGGAGAATTGATACAGTACCAAGTTACAATGATAGAATAGTTAGTTTAAAACCTGGTCCAAATAATACCTATATAGAAGACACTATATCGGTATCTTATGGTGGTGGTGGTAGATTATCAGGATACGTAAGTGCCGACCAACAAGAATTCTCTATCACTAAACAAGATATTATTGATGATTTAGGGTTAAGTTCTTATAGTGAAAGAGACCTTAAAGCTTATGTTGAAATTAATTTATATGCCAGACCTGTGGATAAAACAATTAACCCACAAGATGTTTCGTTAAGTTATAATTTTAATGCCTTCCAAACAACTAAAAAGGTTGGAGACCCTGTGATTGTATCAGAAACTAAAGTTGAGTCAATTACTTTCTTAGGTGAGGGAGTTAACTTACAAGGAACAGGACCACAATACTATAATGTAGTTAAATCGGGAGGAGGATGGAAGTCATTCCAATTCAATGTTCTAACATATAACCCTCAAGACTTAGTGAGTCAAAGTGTTGTAGATATGAATAACACAACTGTATCTGCAACATTCACAGAAGGTTCTGATACTAAATACACATATAAATGTACTGTTAATTCTATAGGTACATTTAGACTTAAATTAAAATACAAAGTTAATGGTGTAGAGACAACCGTATTGGGTCCATCTTTCACTTTATAACATAACAACATATTTATATAGAAAGAATATTATGGACATTAATACAGCAATCAGTAATTATCTTGGAAAAAAAATTAATTATTCTGAGAAAGATAATAACGACGGAACAAAAGAAGTTTGCGACTTAGCAACGGGCCAATGTTATACAGTAAGAGAACGTGATGGTCTTATCGAAAGAAAGGGCAACAGTACTTACGTTAACAGACAAGTTATGGTTGAAACCGATAAGGGATTAAAACAATTATTAAACGGATAAAAAATGAGTTTAGATAAAAAAATATTAAGTGAAATAGACAGATACAGAAGTATCAACAAATATATCACAGAACAGGCGGAGGAAATTCCAACAACACCTGAAGAAGATTTAGGGGCGTTAGCTCCACTACCAGGTGATGCAGGAGCAGGAGCTCCACCACCACCATCAGACGCAGCGGCGATTCCACCACCAGCACCTGGAGCACCTGTATCAGGTCCATTAGATGTTGAGAATGACCCCGACGTAGAAAAAATTGACGACGAAGGTAATAGTGAAGAGGCAAGTGCGAAAGAAGGTGATTCTGAAGAACTTGATATTACTGAATTAGTAGACTCTCAAAAAAGTATTCAAACAAAACAAGATGAGTATTTTGAAAATCTATTTTCACAATTAAACGACTTACAGTCAAGACTTGGTGAGATGGATAACATTATGACTAAGTTAAACACTCTTGAGAATAAGATTGAGAAATACAGAGAAAAAACTCCACAAGAAAAATTAGAGTTAAGAACATACGACTCATACCCATTCAATCAAAAACTTTCACAGTTTTTTGATGATAAGTCAGAAGAGATGGAAAAGACGGGAAAAAATGATTATGTTTTAACTTCCGACGAGGTACAAGACATCAACGTTAACGACATCAAGAACTCTTTCCAACCTGGAGGGGGGGAAGATAAAGAAAGTTACAAAACTTCATTTAGATAATAACAAAGGTGTCGAAAGACACCTTTTTTTATTTGACTATATCATATTTTCACCTATCTTTATAAAACAATTTAATCATTTTAATTTTAAAAACATGAGTTCATTAGACGCCGTATTGGCACAGTACGAAAAATCACAAAGTTCATCGGGCGGGGCCCAAAACAAGATGTCGCAAGACGAAAGAATGAAAAAGTATTTCGCTTTAATCCTTGGGGATAAAGAGAAGTCAGGTCAGAGAAGAGTAAGAATCCTTCCTACCACAGATGGTTCCTCACCATTCAAAGAGGCATGGTACCACGAAATCCAAGTAGGTGGTCAATGGCAAAAATTCTACGACCCAGGAAAGAATGACAACGAGCGTTCACCTTTAAACGAGGTTTACGAAGAGTTGATTGCCACAGGTAAAGAGTCTGACAAACAGTTAGCCGCTCAATACCGTTCTCGTAAGTTCTATATCGTAAAAGTTATAGATAGAGACAAGGAAGAAGACGGACCAAAATTTTGGAGATTCAAACACAACTACAAGAATGATGGTATTTTAGATAAAATCATTCCAATTTGGAGAAACAAAGGTGATATCACTGACTCTGAAAAAGGTCGTGATTTAATTATCGAATTGGCAAAATCTAAAACACCTGCAGGTAAAGAATACACAACCGTATCTACGATTATGTATGATGACCCAGCTCCTGTTCACACAGACGCAGCACAAGCTACTGCTTGGGTTAATGATGAGTTAAGTTGGCTAGATGTTTATTCTAAAAAACCTGTTGACTACCTTGAAGCAATCGCTCGTGGAGAGACTCCAAAATGGAGTACTGAAAAGGGTGGATATGTTTATGAGAACGCTACAGTTGAAACCGAATCATTTGGTGGTGGAGCATCTAAGAGTGGTAAACCAGCTGTAGCTGCGGACCCACAAGCAAATGACGAACCAGACGGAGACTTACCGTTCTAATTTATAACAAGGGTGGGAACTCCCCACCCTTTAATTTTATCACATGACGTTTAAAGAAGAAATTGACTTACAGTTGAGAGACAATAAAATATTGTCCTATGAAATCTTGAGTCAACTAAAAGATAAAGGATACTTCTCAGGTAGAAGTAAGCAGATTGGTGATACTGTTTTATTTGGTATGTTAAAAGATGAAGACGAGGATGGTGTTTCGGTTATTAGAATCGTAACTTTCCATGAAGAAGAAATTGGAACTCTTTACGAAGAGGACAGTACCTTTTATAACAGAAACAAAGTAAACAAGTTACCCAACATTAAAAGAATAGAAAATGGCAATTAAGAAAAACGATTTTAAGTCTATCAAAGACAAATTCTCAACATCAGCGAAATATAAACCTCAAAGGTTTTTTGACTTAGGTCCTGATTTCTTGGATGCTGTTGGTTTACCAGGTCCTGCTGTTGGACATTTGAATATGTTACTTGGTCACTCAGATACAGGTAAGACTACTGCACTTGTAAAGACTGCGGTCGATGCTCAAAAGAAGGGTATCCTTCCTGTGTTTATCATCACAGAACAAAAATGGTCATTCGAACACGCCAAATTGATGGGGTTTGATTGTGAGGAAGTAGTTGATGAAGAAACAGGTGAGTTAGATTGGGATGGTTTTTACATCTTCAACAATAACTTCAACTACATCGAACAAATCACTGACTACATCAACAACTTGTTAGATGAACAAGAGAAAGGTAACTTGGACTACAGTTTGTTATTCTTATGGGACTCAGTTGGTTCTGTACCATGTAAGATGACATTCGAAGGTAAGGGTGGTAAACAACACAACGCAAGTACGTTAGCCGACAAGATTGGTATGGGTATTAACCAAAGAATTTCAGGGTCTCGTAAATCAGATTCTAAATACGAAAACACATTGGTTATTGTTAACCAACCATGGGTTGAATTACCTGACAATCCATTTGGACAACCAAAGATTAAAGCTAAAGGTGGTGAGGCCATTTGGTTGAACTCATCGTTAGTATTTTTATTCGGAAACCAAAAAGGTGCTGGTACAACTAAAATTACCGCAACAAAAGATAAGAGAACTATTAAGTTCGCATCAAGAACAAAAGTTTCTGTAATGAAGAACCACATCAATGGATTAGGTTATGACGACGGAAAGATTATTGTTACACCACACGGATTCATTGCAGGTAAAGAAGCTAGTGAAGAAAAAACTTCATTGGAAAAATACAAAAAAGAATACGCGGACTATTGGAAGGACATCATCGGAACTGATGGTGACTTCGATTTGAAAGAAGAAAAAGAAGATTAGTATTATTGTTTCACCCTTTAAATCACACCAGTGATTAAGACATTATTAGTAGACGGAGACAATCTGTTTAAGATAGGATTTCACGGAGTTAAAGAGTTGTATAATAATGGAGACCACTTAGGAGGACTCTATCATTTCATCAACATCTTAAGACGATTTCTAGAAGAGCACAACTTGGATAAGGTTGTGGTCTTTTGGGATGGTGATTCGAACTCATCAATTAGGAAATCTATATACCCCCAATATAAGGAGAATAGAAGGCAGGATATGAACGAGTATAAGTACGAGTCATACCTCCAACAAAAATCTCGAGTTAAACAATACCTCGAGGAGATATTCGTACGCCAAGTTGAGATGATTAACAACGAGGCTGATGACTTAATTGCTCACTACTGTAAAGTTGCAACGGATGAAGACGTAATAATCTTCTCAGCAGATAAAGACTTAACTCAACTCATATCTGAAAGAGTTACCATATATTCTCCAATCACAAAACAATATTTTAAGAATGGGGATATGATAACAATCAACAAGGTTGAGATACCACATTACAACGTTTTAATTACCAAAGTTTTCACAGGAGACAAGTCCGACAATATCGATGGTATTGAAGGATTAGGGGAAAAAACTTTATTAAAATTCTTCCCTGATTTGCAGGAAATGCCCTGTACTATCGACAAATTACTCGATATTGCACGAAATAACGAGCAAAAGAAAAAACCAAAAGCTCTTGAGAATATTTTGACTGGTAAGACAAAAAATGGTATACTTGGTGAGGAGTTCTATAATACAAACATGAAGATTGTAGACCTTGAAAACCCACTTATTACCGATGAAGGTAAAGAGTTAGTTGAACAAATACAGACAGACACAATTGACCCCACAGATAGAGGATACAAAAACTTAATGAGACTTATGATGGAAGATGGTCTCTTTAAGTACCTACCCAAGAATGACGAAGCTTGGGTAAACTTCCTTCGACCATTTATGAAATTAACAAGAAAAGAAAAAAGAAACACAAACAAAAATTAAATCGCATGAGAGAGCAAGACAGCACAAAAATGGAATTCCTTTTGACATTGAATGACAACATTGTAGTTCAAAGATTCTTTAACGTTAGAGGGTATAACCCAAAGGCGAGAAACTCAACGGAGTTGTATGACTTCATTCTAAGTTTAAAAGATGAATTACAATATGCCTTGAAAATGAAGACAGTAATTTACATGATGGACAACAAAGACGCAATTGCGCATGACCCATCAATTATGAACACATCTTACACAGATGGTCCTGAAGTTTTTAACATTTATGTTAAAGTTGGGGACACGACAATTTGTCATAGAGTTTTTGATGGAAAATTTTATCCGCCAAAAGTTCGTTATACGGTGGACGTACGACCATTTTTAAAAGAGGTCCTTCGTGAGTTAACTGACATTTTTTCAAATAACAAATTAACTTACGAATATTTGGAATTCGACCTAAGTAAGTAAGTATTTAATAATACAGGGGACAATTTTAAAACAATATATGAACAAAAATTTCGATTATTTAGGTAACACATTTCAGATTCAATTACTAAATCAAATAGTAGTTGA